GCTAAGAACGCGAAATCTACTACCCCCGTTTCCAGCGTAGCTATAGAAGTTAGATGGTAGCCAAGAGCGGGATCAAAGGCGAGTTGAGAACTTTCCCAGTAAATGTAGGTTTCAGCACTCACAGGGCCAACTACGAACCTATCACCAAGGAGTCCGTACACCGTGCCAACATATGCCGGCGTAATAGGTGACATGGCACTGTCGTTGATAGTGCCGCCGACAAAATCGACGCTTAACCGCGTGCCTTCGTCAACTGTGCCCTGGTTCAAAAAATTGCCGCTACCGATTGCTGCTTTAGCATCGTACCATTGCGTGAGACCGTTTTGACGAACGTGAATGCGAGAAAGAATTGCAGACCATCGTTTTAGATAAGGATTCATGCCAAGATAGCACTTGCGAAGCACCATCCCAACAACGCCGCGAAACCCCGGAACGTCTGTCAATTGGGTTTGTAGATAATCGTTAGCTATCTGAGAAGATCCGCCCATCTCAATATCAACTGTTCCGCTTACACCACCTTCTCTTGACTCTCCACCAAAGAGTCCTTCACTGTCTATTGTTTCTTGACTGCCAACGGACGTACCTCTCCACGCGACCTTACTGTCGACTTTTATTTGATACAAAGAATCTACAGGACCATGGCAAAATACCAGGTGCATTCCTAGATAATACTTGTATCCTATCGTCTGTGCGCTACCCCCGCTGCCCACGAGCTACCTCCACGACTTTGATTGCCATCGCGTCACCTGTTGAAAGAACAACATCTTCAGGCAAACCTTCTTTGATGAAAGTAACCCAATCTAGATCATGACGAACAAAAAATGCACGCACCCCACGACTGCACATATGAGCTTGACGTACATGGCGCATCGTGATTAGTGTGGTCATTTCTTCCCACCTTTTTTCTGCACTGGCACAGATTCAAAATCTCCGTACCATATGACGTTAGGTCCTTTCATTTCACGTGTGCCAAACAAAACAGCTATTTCAGCGCCTTCTTCTGCAATAGGCGCTTGAATATCTTTTAATCCCGCGGGTGGTTGGCTCTGTGGTTTCGGAGCCATCGCGACAACTACGAAGAGCGCGATTAGAAAATAAACAGCCCATTCCCATCCCATGATTACACCTAGATGATTGAGCTACCGTCAAACGGATTACGTAGAGGCATGAAAGGAAATCCCCCATTACGAACAAGATTATTGAATCTTGCGTTGCATCTAGTTCTGGAACGATTGCAACCAGGATACAATGTCACATCTGTAGGTGCGATAAGAACAGCGGCTGTCAATGTCAGAATAGGCCGTGTCAAAGTAATAGTTGCACCTGAATGCCCAGTTATGAACCTTAGTGTTCCATCTGGAGCTAGAAGCATTCCTGTAAAATAATCACCTGCAGGATCAGATGCTGCTCCTGGAATAGTAACCACATTGCCTGAAATAGCTGTTACTTCTCTAACTTCGGCAAAATCATCTTTATCGACACCACAGCGTGGGCCATACAAGGGGTGCCTGCAATTTCGCTGAAACCGAGCTCGCAAACCTGGTCTGCGCATCGATGTGAAAATAGATTCAAAGACAAATTTCACATCGGAAGTTTGAGGATTAATACCAGCGAGTCGACCCTTCCAAATAATCGAAGTGCTTAGCGCATTCTTGCTGTATATCGTTAAACTTAAAGGGCTCTCTGAAGTTGCACTCATCCAGTAACGAGCCCAGACGTTGTTAAGCGTCATCGTTACTTCAATGTTTGACTTAGAAAGTTCTCCATTTTGTGAAATAATAGAACGTCCCATTGCAACAGGATCATATGTTTCAGCTGAATGCGTTTGTTCGGTATCAGCACTAGTCAATGTTGTGACTGAGCTATCCTGAACGAAACGATAAAGTTCAACTGTTTTCACGGAGAAATTTCAATCACTGAATAATTGCACTTGGCGACAGAATTACCTATCCAGTCCAACTGCACAGTGTCACTTGCAAGGCGCTTCAAGCCTAGGAAACTGATACGACGTATGTTACTGGCAAGTGTGTTGATTGTTGTATTCAGCGTAGCTTGCATCGTTGTTGAATCAAACGCACTGATTGCAGATAACGTCCTAGGCAACCAAGAACCATCTTTTAATTCTATTGCGATATGTGTTCTGTTACTCCAGTTATCATAACCGTCTCGTTTCCAACGGAGTGTTGTTGTCACTGTTCCAGTGTTAGTTTTACGAAGATCATTCTCAAAACTAGGCATCCAAAAAGAACGATATCTTCCAACACGACGATGCAACCATTCTCTAAATGCTTGAATTTCTTCTGGTGTCTCAAAAACACGAGCAAAATTCTGCTGAACCCTTGAATAGTTCCATGGTGTTTGTCTATCAATGAGACCTAACTGGTAGTCTGCAAGGTCTTCACGATTAGTGATTGCCGAAGCATATTTGTCACCATCAGGTGATAGCTGTTCGTCATAATAGATATCATTAGAAAGAAATTGAGCAGGATCTGCAACAGTCAATCCTAGATTGTCTTCTACTACGAAACGCAAATCAGCTTCTTCTGAATAGGATCCTTTATTGACAGTTACGCCACCACGAAGGAAACCAACTCGAACAGGCATCACGTAAGCTTCGGTGAATGCTGTACCAACCGCAGCAAGTAGGTTTAACACACCTGATCCTACTGTATCGATTTCAACGAGTGCCCATTTAGTCGTTGACTGATAGACAAGTGCAAGAGACGAATTACGAAACTCGTAGTTATCTACATCACATGTGATTGTTGTGTCTGCACTGCCTACGATACCAATGTATTGCGGCTGCATCCAAACAGGAATAGCCCAGCGATGCCCTGTGGCACCATATTCCAAATTGAATGAACGAGCCCTTTCCGCAGCGTTGCGTGGGACTGTATAGCTGTAGCTAGTCCGCGGGGCGCTCCTAAGCTGTATACGTTCTTCTATGCCGTTGAAGCTTTCGGAATTATCTGTCAACCATTCAAGAGTTTCACGAGCAGGGGCTGACGCTGGCAATGCAAGCATCGCCACAACACCAAAAAGAGTCGTGGTTATCTTATCCATTCTGCGTTATGTTTCGAACTGTGTCGCTATTTCGTTTCATGACATTAATTACGACACGTTCGCCTTTAGGACTGTTCATGTATTCCTCAACAATTGAGTCGTCAAGTATATTCATGTTTGTCACTTCAAGTATGGTAGGACCTGCAACAGGATAGTTTTGTTGCGAAGGTGCGGTCGCAGAGGGTTTAGGCAAACTTCCCATTGAAACAGGTTGAACGAATCCACCATCCATGAATCCGTTACCCAAAGGCAAACCTGCATTGATACGCTCAAGCAAAAGCCGATATTCTGCTGTAGCATCGGCATTCACAACAAACTCATTGCCGTGCACGATGCCCGCAGGTGTCTTTCGTCCTACGTTTCCTGTGTATCCCCCTTCTTCAAAACCCGCGATCTTAGCGACGTTTGCAGCCGCAGTCACACCTACTGCTGCGGCGATCGCGTAATTATAAGGGGGCGGATAAGAAGCAAGAGCTTTCTGAACAGCCAAGACACCATCGATTGTCGCTTGCGTGATTGCAGCGGCTTTTCCGATAGCAGCAATCTTCTTATTGCTTGAGGATTGCAAAGAAGACAATGTGCCGAATAATTCTTGTGTGATTGAAAGCTTGAGCTGCTTCTCTTGAACGGCAATCTTTGCCCTGGCTTGCGCCGCCTGTTGTTCACTGATAAGGTCCGCATTGCGCAAAAGATCAATTTGCGCATACATGTTTTGGAATTGTGCGATCTGAAAATCCATCGCTTCTTGTGTGCCAGCAAATAGATCATCTCCAAGAAGTTTCTTTTGTAACTCTCCTTGTTTTAGCTTCAATGATTCATCACTAAGCAAACCATTTTGTTTCAATTGCTCAAGTTCAGAATAGAATTGTTTTGTTTCAGCAATCTGCTTAGCAAAACCTTCTTTAGTTCCTTCGAATTGTTTTTCAAAGGCACCTGCAACATCAGTGATTTCAAATCCACTTGTAGGATCAGCAAGCAAGTTTTGAATTGCAATGAGTTGTATCGCAAAAGCTTGACGCTTACGGACACTATTTTCAAGAATTGAATCTTGCGCAGTAACCACATTGTTCAGTTGCTGTATCGCAAGATAGCGTTCACGAATTGCTTTGACGCCTGCTTCGTCTAAAGGCTCACCGCGCTTCTTAGCTGCGTTGACTTGCTCGATGACTTTTGCTTCGACTTCACGAGCTTGCGCAGTCAGGCGCAACAATCCAATCTGTTCGTCAAGTTCTCGGTTCAGCTTGCCGATAGGAAAAATGATGTCGTTGTAATGCTCGATGGCAAGCTGAAAGTATCGATTTGAATCTGCCTGCGACAGTCCGAGATGCGCAACTGCGTCATCAAGAGTCTTAGCTGCTTTTTCAAGATCTAAGAATGCCCCTTCAGCAGGGATGATAGTATCAAGCAATGCGCGAAGAGCATTGCGCATTTTATCGATGCCTTTGTCAGGAACATCAGGGACCTTAGCAGGCGGTCCTTTTTGTGTCAAGTCAACTACTTGTGATTCTTTTTCACTTTTTATGAAAAGATCTTTGGCACGATTTTTGCTGATCGTAGAAGCACGATCAAAGAAGTTATTAACTTTGTCAAGCATGAAACCACCCTGAGCCTCAAACCCAGCTGTGATGGATTCAGAAATGTTTTGCCCGTATTGCTCAAAAACTTTTGCATCAACATCTTGCCGAGTGAACTTAACAAGTTCAATGGGTGCGTTTCCGATAAACGCTCGTAACTTGTTTATTCCACTCAACACCATATTGATCATGTCTTCAACTGTTCCTACTACAGCATTATAGACACGATTGAAAACTTCTTTGAATAGTTCAGGAAGACCTGTAATAGCTCTACCTATTCCAATAAGTAGACCTGTGATCAGTCCAGCAATAGCATCAAATGTCTTGGCGATTCCACGAACGACACCAGCAAAACCACTACCTACGTCTGAATAGAAATCAGCGTATGAAGAAAGCCATTTCGCAATCTCGGTTGTTGTGAATCCTGTGATAGCTGACAAAGCATCTTGTGCAACCTGTGCGATACCATTGAATGCACTTGAAGCATATTCTTTGACAACAGAAAATGCGTCTTGGGCATATGCAGCAAGAGCACGCAAGACGTCTTGCATGTTCGTAATACCATCGATTCCTGCATCAATTTTGTCGCCGAAACCTAACAAAAGGCCTGTTGCCGCGACCAATCCAACTATCAGCACAGTAAAAGGATTTGAATTGATCAATGCAAAGAAACGACTTACAAGTCCGAAGACGAAGCTGAAAGCGTCTTTGACCTTTGCAAGTGCTTGTGCAATGAGTCCGGTTCCTGCTACAGCCCCGGCAGCGCTTGCAGCCGCTGTGGCTGTAGTAGCGGCTGCGCTAGCTGCAACGGACGCGCCTTGGGATACTGCCGCGCGTGCTTGCGCTGCATTAAGCGCAGACTGTGCTTTAGCTTGGTCTGCAAGCGCCACAGTTTGTGCTTCAACTGCAACAATACGCCTCGCGTCAAGTAAAACCAATTCTCGAACCAACGCAGCGTATGTGGTTTCAACTGATGCCAACTCAACAATTGCGGTTCGTTTTGTTGCCAATGCAAAACTTTGAGCGCCAGCTGCTTCAGCCGCAGCTATCGTAGCGAGCAAGGATTGTCTTTCTACTTGAACGGCTGCGATTCTAGCAATCGTCGATTGGCGTACCGTCTCAATCGACACACGAGCCGCAGTTGTCTGCAAGGCCTGCGCAGTCGAAGAAACAACAGCTGATTCAAATGTAGCAGCCGCAGCACTAGCTTGAGCAGCCGCGATAGCAGCCGCTGCAGATACTTGTGCTGCTGCACCCGCTGCGGCATGAGCTGCACGCATATCCTCAGCGGCAGCACTGCCCAGTGTAACCACAGTACCCGCTGAAACTGCCCTAGCGTATGCAAGGGTCGCTGCGGCAGCGTCAAGCCAAACATTTACTCGAATCGCAGCGACGACAGTTGCATAAACAGCACCTGCGGTAGCTAGAGCGATAGTAGCACGACGCAAAGAATCTGCAAAGAAATCGAGATTCTTGGAGATGTAGATAAGTGACTGGGCTATAGCACGACTCACACCAGCTGCTTGATCTGCACGTCCAATGAAATCAACAAAGTTGTTTTTCAGGACTTGGAAAGCCTGAGACATTGTTGGAATCGTTCTTGAGAATGAACGCTCCAATTCAGGCGCAGCATTCTTAAAAGCTTCCAAGATGACTTGAGAAGTAATTTTGCCTTCTTGCCCGAACTTGCGCAATTCACCGCGAGTCACCCCCAGTTGGCGCCCAATTATGTCAGCAACGATGGGCAATTGTTCAAGAACACTTCGTAGTTCGTCACCCCGTAGTGTTCCTGATGCCATGCCTTGGGAAAACTGTATCAACGCACCAGATGCTTCTTGCGTTGTTGCACCAGACAATATGATTGCCTGGTTTAATGTTTTAGTGAAGTTGAGTAATTCTTGCTGGCTGGTGCCTAACTCTCTAGAGTTGAGAGCGAGACGGGAATAGATTGTCGCAGTGCCTTCAAGAGAACTTCTAGTATCATCTGAAATTCTAAGAATAGCCTTGTAAACTTGCGTCAGCGTTTGGCCTTCAATTCCAACTCCACGAAGCTTGTTTTGTAATGAGGTGAAACTATCAATCAACTGAAATGTTTCACGAACAATCAAGCCGAAAGCAATGCCTCCAAGTGTTCTTTTCAGAAACTGCAAAGCAGAGTCTGTCTTTTGTGCGCTGGCACCAATATCTTCGATGTTGCGCTTGACAACTCGTGACCCATCTTCACGGATGACTATGTCAATTCGTTCAGTAGTCACTTGACTCCACCTTTAACAGTTATCTTTGCATCGTTGAATGCAGCAACGCCTTCTTTGACAGCGATTTCAACGAACCCTGCAGGAGCCTGCCGACTTGATCCATCGTTAAGTTTTCCGATGTAATTCAAGTTATTCGTGATATGAATTTCCTGACCAATACTGGCGCCCGCTATTGTCGCCTTAGCTTGATCAATAGCTGCTTGCGCGTTCGGGCCTGCGGTACTTCTTTCCTTCCCAGGATAATAGGCCTCACGAATACCGTTAACAGATGTACCTACATTCGCAATCCAATTTGAACGCGCACGGCCTGTATCTACAGGCGTAGCAATGACAACTGTTTGATCAACAGCAAGGGCGACTTTTCTCAGCAGTTTTCCAGAATTGTCCTCGACAGTTGAGCCCAACTCTTTCACTCTTTTTGAAAAATCACCAAAGCTAGGCATCATTGTTTCTTTTTCATTTCTTCCGCGCGTTGGGCAAGATATACACGGTCCATTTCAGCCAAATAGAAATAGAAGTCTTCTTTTTGTTCACCTTCTAAGCTTAGCTCATCAACCGCATATATTCTCTTGGCAGTCCAAGGAATAGGGCCTTCTCCAAAACCCATTGTGCGGCATGTGGTTAGATCCATGAAAGCAACAAAAAAGATGTCTAACCCTATTTCAATTGAAGGTGCATTCGCTATCGCATTAGGAAGTGGGCGACGTTGACGAATGCACTGCTCAATTATCGATTTTTCCGTTGGGCCCTGCTCCATCACGTAGAGCAGGACCTCTGTCAGTTTCCCGCGTTCGCCTCTCGGATGTCGGTTCTAAAAAGCGCCGACTTCTGGGCCGATTCTTGAACATCGCTAAACAGATCTGGCAAGTCGGTGAACAACTGAACGGCGTTGTCAAAAGAGAATGGTCGTTCTTCAAATTCTCCGGTAGGTGAACCATCTGCACCTTTTACAGGAAATTCAACATTTTCCCATCCCAGCACAACTGTTTCACAAAACACTTCCAAGATCAATTTCTCGAGTTGTTTTTTATCAATTGTTTCTGTTTGGATCTGCCTACGATAAGGCTTCACCTTGATTTCCATGCGCTTGGCGTATTGTTGGTTTGCACCCCCAGCACGAGCAACACGAATCGTGATTGGTTTGTTTTTGCTATTGAAACCGTACTCAAGAAGAACTCCTTCTTTTTCGAGCTTAGGGTCAGTCGTAAATTGCTGGTACAGTGTTGACATGTCAGTTCCTATCAAAGTTACAAAAAAGGCGGCCGAAGCCGCCCTACGTGACTCTTGCCAAGAGTCAGTTTTAACCTGCGATATCAGGCAGGTAAGCGAAGTGCATGAACATGAACGTATGGCCGAACGGACTCTCAGCAGCCGACATATCAAGAGGTAGCGTGATAGCTTTGTCTTGTTCAACTGCCAATCGACCATCTCCCAGGCCAAGCAAAGGAATATCAAACAAGATCGCCGAGTTGTTCTTAGACAGAATCAAATCGAGTGTGATATCCGCATTGTTACGAACTGCTTGAACAGCCGCAACATTAGCGAAATACACAGTCAACTTTCCACCGACTTCAAAGGTGCCTGCACTAGTGTCAAAACCACCTAGTACGCCTAGCGCTTTGTTAGGAGTCACACCATTTTTCACCGTGAGTGTGAGCTCTGTCGCATAAGCAAAAAGATCTGTCACAGTTGAATCAACGACAGACACTTCAGCCAAGCTGATACGAGTCAGATCCGAACTGGTATTGAAACATTCTTCCGCAACCAAAGTAGGACGGCTGCCAGTCTTAACACCTGTAGCGCCATCACGTTGCTCATTGTCAAGAGCAACATAAGACAGATCAGTAGTAACTTTGGAAGCTTGAGGAACATTGATTGTGAGCTCATTGGCCACAGCGCCAACGAGGTACTCAGACATCGTGCCGTCATCGTCTTCACCCAGCGTGCGTTCCACGTTGTAGGTGCGACGAACAATCAGTGCAGGATCATCTTCATTTTTCAGCACAGAACCGAAAAACACTTGGATGGTTTTCGAAGTACCTACTTCAGCTGTAGGTGTCCAAGACACTCGATCGAATTCCAGGTAGCCCGCAGCAATACCATTGACGCCAATTCGAGCCCACCCAGTATTGCCGGCTGTCGGAAAAGCCACACCTGCTGCGTCGCCTCCAACATATACCCATTCACCTTCAATAAGGCCAAGCGTCGTCAAATCTTTGGCACTATCAGTGAAACGAACAAGCGAACCACTCAGAGCAATAGCACTCGTGCCGCTATTGAATTGATAGCCAACAACTTGCACTTTCGCACCAGCAGGAGGGGTTGATTCATCAGATAACGAGCTGGAAACAGAAATTGCCGTACCTGTCGAAGTACCATTGGCAACTTTCAAACCATTATTTCCCGTGACTCCGAAACCGGACGCAAACAACAGATGTCCTGAAACAATCGTCGTGGGGAGACCAGAGGCTGCGGTATAGTCGTCAGCAGCCGCAGTGATAGCGGTGATGTCAACCTCTGTGCCATTCATCGGGAAAGTTGTAGATTTCTCGCGAATATCAGCAAAGAAGAAACCTTGCATTGCACGGACGAGATTATTCAGGGTCAAGTCTTGGTTAAAACCGCCTGAAGCATCTAGATCAGTGATCGTACCCTTTTTGCGTTGGCGAGTAGGATTGATCGGGTTGCGAGCGACAGTTTTTAGCTGCCCACCAAAGTCACTGTAACTATTAGGCTCCAGGGCATACCAAATTGGCGAGCCTGGTAGAACTTTCAAAGATTGCTCTTCCGCATAGCGGAGCCCGGTCAGGTTTGAGTCTTGCTTGTCAGCCATGGTTACCTCTGATCGTCGTAAGTGAAGTCAATGATGACGTTAATTTGCTCAAAAGAGCCGTCGCTGCCTACTTCTCGAAGCTTTAGCTTACGGTACCAGACCGCGCCTCTTGCTTGACTAAATGCCACAAGGACGGTTTGAGCCAGCTCATACGCCTTCGTTAGACCATCCCCTACCGGTGCAAACACTTGCACAAACAAGGAACCTGTCTGAGTGTACTTTTTCGCAGCACTAGCACCGAAGCCTGTTTGTCCACCTGTCTCATGACGAGTGATAACCCTTGCCCAAGATACTTCGGACCCAGGTTTAACAGCAGGAACATCCGTATACGTTGCCGCATAACCTGTAGTGTCCCATGCAGTTTTGAAAACTGCAAGCATCTCATCGCGTGCTTGATCAGCGGTCATCGTTTGACCCCAATGGCATACAACAAGATATCGTCAGCTGGACGCAATGTTTGAATGAATTCGATATTCCATTGAATGAAATTGTCAAGTACCATGTGGTACGTAGTGAAGTCAACATCGTTTGGCCCTACGAGTAGAACTTCACTAGCAGTCTTTAACAACTCATCGTTGATGAAATCTAAACCTAGATTCTCGCTGTTAAACGCAGGTACAAAAACACCCTTGACTGTTGTTGAAACAGCCACAGTTGGTGTACCCTTTCCCTTCCAAGGTTTGTTGGAATCAAGTGGTGTATCGTCTAACTTCAGAATATCAACAGTACGTCCATTTTTGTTGATCAAACGAGTGACGAGCGCTGCGGCCCTTACGTAGTCCATTTCAGTCTCGAATGACTCCGCTTGAGTATTTCAAGTAAGCATTCAACAATGCATCTGCCGCTGGATATGGCTTGAAAAGAAATGGCACAAGTCCAAACGAAGTTGCGTAAGTTGTTGTTTCAGAGATAGGACCTACTTTTTCGCTTTTTGAAGCGATAGCACGTCCACTAGAATCAATGTCGGGATCAGGTGCAAGTTCAGCAGTCAATGCACGAAGTGCATATTCGGCAGTTGCTTTTTTGATTGCAGTCGGAACAATATCATCTGCATCCACATATAGTCGTGGCCATGACAAAGTTTGTTCTTCATCTGCAATCGAACCTTTGAAACGAAGACCGAATCTTGTTTCAATATAGTCAGTAGCTCGGATGAGTGCGCTTTCTTTGATAGAATCACTGCCCGTCCAAGCAACAACAGCACGATCACTGAAATACTCATCAGCGAATTCAACATCGCAAAGCGAATTGGCATCAGCAACTACTGTGCCGTCTTCGACGACAAATGCCATTTTACCCGCCTACTTTCAAGAGCCTACCTGCACCATCGCGAATATAAAGCGATACAGTACCCGGGGCGCCTGAATGTTTGATCACAGTATGACCGCGCTCCAGATGCCCGATAGAGTTCTTTTTATTAGCCACACTTGCCTTGGCACCTAGCTGCCTTGTTCCGCAGTCCAGGAGTTTCGTAGTGGCAGCAAGCACGGATGTCGTGCTCACGTAGCAGTCCGCATTACCTGGCAACGCAAAACCTGTTGTCAGATTGCCAGGCGTAGAAATAAGCGCCTTAAAGGCGCTTACATCTTGTCTGCGACGCTGAGCAACAGTCATGTTACCCCAAGCGGTTCACAGGACGTTGTCCACCTCGCACAGTCTTGCGAGCCATCGCAGCGTCGATAGGAGCCTTACCCGCTATCAGTTCTTTGATGTCGATACCTTTCAAAGCTTCTTTGCGTCGAACCCGTTCAGCGGCGATTTCTTTTTGCCTGCCATAGTAATCACTCAGGTGAGTAGCCAGCGTTTGTTTTCCAACACTCTTTTCGAGCGCATCAATGCACTTGTCAACTTGCGTGATTGCCGCTTGGTAAGCTTGATCCGACGCTGCTTTTCGTGCCTCTGCTTCGACCAAGGTTTTTTTGGCGATGTTGAACGCAGTTTTTGGACTGAGCTCTTCATCGCTCTTTTCAACTTGCGTGTCGGTTTTCCCTGCTCCAGCAGATCCTTCGACGCTCGCATTTTGTGTCACCGATGTGGATTCACCTTGATTTGATAACGGACGAGAAAAATCTGGAGAAGCTAGGTCGACTGCTTGTTGCGTCAAAGCTTGATCACCAGCAAACAACCGAAGAGCTGCCAATTGAGGCTTTCCTTCTTTCGTCCAATGGTTATCATTGGCAGTATCTAGCTTTGCCAACGCTTCAAGGATTTTGGCAGTCATTCGATTCTCCATCAAAAGACGAATTTTAGTCGTCAAGCATCACAACATAGACTAGATCAAGAATTCCGTCAACAGTGAAGTCTTGATCGTCAGCACTGACTGAAGCATCAGCCAATAGCAGATTCAAATTGAGTTCTAGTGAACCGTCAGTGTTATCTAACATCACTTGAGTGGCGTTGACTCCACGGACGTTAGGGGACAAACCTGCAGTCGCAGCACCCAAAGCAGTTGAAGGAATGATGTCAACTTCCGCACCACTCAAGGCGTTATCAGCAGTCGGCGCAGAACCCACACTGTAATTACCATCGAATGTTGCAATTGTGCCTGCATCTGTCTTCGTGAACTGCATATAAGCAGCAGCACCCAAAAACAAAATGTTTCCGGCTGGAAGATCTCCAATCACTGCCGTACCAAAACCGACACCTGAGGCACCAGTGGTACGGATTGCAAGATCATTAAGTTTGACACGTTGACGGCGAATCGGTTGCTGTTGCGGATTGCTGCGAGCAAGCGAACGGGGCATACCCTTGGACATGGCGGTTCCTATCGTGGTTGGTTGCAAAACAGGGTGCCGAAGCACCCTGTTCAGCTAGATCATGCTTCGCGGGTAATGAGTCGCGCGATCTTGATCTGTTTACGTTCAGTGAACACTCGCTGCCAAGAACCCGCAGCCGCCAAGTTGTTGCTCGTCGCAGCATTCGACGGACCACCAGATGCAGGGGTACCGGCATACTTGTTACCAACCGGGTGGAAGCACCACTCGACACGATTGTAGAGTTGTTCTTGGCCACCACCGTTACCTGCCGACGGAATGCGGAGAACTTCAGTAGGCGTTTTCGGCGCGCCGACACCCAGACGAACTGCACCTGCGCCAAACAACCAGGACTGGTAAACACCCGAAGTCACGGGCATACCGTCATCAACAATCACCATCCGGCCCAAGAAGGTCGGAATGTTGATTTGACCTTGTGAGTCAGGAATGAAGTCGATGAGGTTGTTCTTTTGCATACGAGCATAGACCACTGAGTGGACCATGATCATGCCAAGACTTTCCATGCTGTCGCCCATCGTCAGGCAAGCATCGATAAACGATTCAGCGCTGAAGTTGGTAACACCATCAACAAAACTACTGCCGGAAACGTCAAACGTCATGTCGTTTTGAACGTGTTCAGTAGCAGAAGGAGCAGCCGCGTTGTCTGCAAAGATTCCGGTCATTACTGCAACGAATGCAGCCTGAGCACGACGCACCCAGTAATCTGCAACACGCGATGCGATCGCATTCGCCGGATCCGATCCAGCAAGTGCAGCGCTCAGATCAGCAGTCGCCCAGCTGTTGTTTCGCGACAAACGAACTGCGATTTCATCAGCAGAACCGATTTTGTTCGGAGTGCTGGTGCCAGTTGTATCGCTTGACACGTTGTCTGCGTCATTTTCCAGGTCTTTCCAAGATGGCGCATTGATCGTCAGACCACCACCAGCAAGAAAACTGTCCAGAAAAGAATCACGAGCAACAGCGCCAGACTGAATCAGGCGCGACTTTTCTTCAGTGAGTTGCTGAACGTACGGACCGAAGAGTTCGGGTACGACGACGTCAGCTACAGCAGTGGTTCCGGAAGCCATGTGGTGTTCTCCTGAAATGGCTCAAGTTGATAAGACTCGAAGCGCACCCCATGGCTCGCTGTCGGTTGAATGAGAGTGGTATTAAAGCCAGCCCTAACACCATGCAGCAGACTGTAATACCACTACAACACTGATCACAACCATTGATCAGTGTTATTTTATTGATTACAACTTGGTGATATCCTGCACAAGCGTAAATTTGTCAGCGGCGATGGTACGTATTGCACCCGATGTGTCAGTCATTTGCACGTCGTAAAAAAACTTCCCAACGTGGTCAGTATCGCCTGCTGTAGGCGTGAAACTCACCGTGCCAGCGGAACCGTTGACAATGACGCCAGCAAGCTGAAATAAATTAGCTGTATCGTCCAATGGCGCCTTACTTGGATCAACTGTAAGAACAAAAGTGCAACCCGTAATATCAAGAGCAACGCCGTCGCGTGTTACAGCGATGTCAATCGGGTATGTGTCACCGCGTTTACGTGTGATTTCAGTCATATATTTTTAGTGAAGAGTGCCACGAATATCGAAATCGCTGAAGCCAGCTGAATACACAGGTGCCGCTGCTTCGGCAACATATACGGGTATCACAGTGTTGCCTATGATTTGTACCGTAACCACAGTTACGCCGGTCACTAGCGATGCTATTGAGAAAATTGAGGCAGTAAGAGTGATGGTATCTGCAATGTGTGCCGCATTCGCGTCATTGACTGTCAGTGTTACTGACACCGTCAATGTCACTATTTCTGTGGTCTGGTCATGTGTAGCTTCAGCAATTGTGAGCCGCAGACCAGCATCAATGTTCACAAGGTCCGAAGCGTGCGCGTGCAACGCTTCAGCTACGGCTAGTGACACCAACGTCGTTAGCGCCGTGTCGTCTGATAGATGTCCGTGCAAGGCCTCTTCAATTGCCAGCAACGAGTCAGAGGTTAGCCCAGGGTTGTTGGCTCTGTGCGCATGTGTTGCGCTGTCGATGCCAATGGCCAGAAGTGTATCAAGTGTCAGATTCTCGGCACTGTGCCCATGCGTAGCATCTGCAGGCGCCAGCGTAAGCACGATCGCCAGCAAGGGCGCATCGGCTGCGTGTGCGTGCACAGCATCGAACACTGCGAGAAGCGTGGATGTAGACAGGTCTAACGCGTCGCTAGTGTGCCCGTGCACTGTATCAGTCATCACCAGCACGCTCATCACTGACAATGCAATGGCGTCCGTTGCGTGCCCGTGTAGGGCCTCGGCTATCGTCAGTACAAGCGCCGTTGACAGCCCAAGAGGCTCTGCTGTGTGGTCGTGCAAGGCGTCGGCAAGGGAGAGCTCCGTGCCGGTAGATAGCACTTGCACATCCGCGGTGTGACTGTGCAATGCCTCAGCTACAGCAAGGGCCGTGTCCGATGTTAACACCTCGCTGTCGACCGTGTGCGCGTGTAGTGCATCTGCTAGCGCAAGTTGACTTTCCGCCGTTAACGTGAGCGCGTCAACGCTGTGTGCGTGAGTTGCGTCAGCAAGAGCAAGTGAAGACGCGAGGGTTAAAACTAGTGCGTCGGCCGCGTGGTTGTGCACCGCTTCATCAACAGTAAGCGCGACTCCAGCGGCCAAAACGATATTATCAGCTGCATGGTTATGCAACGAGTCGTCAAGGGCGAGTACGCTATCAGTTATCAGGTTGGAAGCGCTGGCATTGTGCGTGTGCTTAGCATTGGCAACACCAAGGTACGCTTCCCACATATTTGGGTTGCGAAGTATGACATTACGTTGAGAGGGAAGCGCTGTACTCCATAATATGACATCGTTCGACGCCATTATGTGTCTGCCTGTAACGAGGTTGCCGTGATTCCAGCTATATCAGGAGAACCAGGTTTATACGCAACGACAAAATGCAGCGCAGGCTGTCGCATGGCCGTATGAATGCGATAAGTTCCGTCGGCTTCTGACACTGCACTGCCTATCCATCGCTTGTCTCCTGCTGTGTATAAATCAACGGGCGCAAACGGCAAAGTGCCGCCAGTATTATCAAGCGTGCGGCCCGTAAGTGTGTATCGCACAAACGGCATTGGTTTAATTGCGTGAACAACAGCAGGTTGCGTTCCGTTGTTGACACTTTGAGCCGCTGAAAAGGTTTCCGGCTGTTTGATGTTCAGTGCGCAAAGACCATAGTTTAGACCGCACGTCTGACTCAGCAACGGTGCTGGATCATACCGACTAAAATTTAGGCTGGGAGGGCGCGTCATTCGCGTCCATGGTAGTACAGGAGACAACACCACACGCCGACCACCAGTAGATCGTGGACGTTGTTGCAAAAAGATGAGGTTGCCGGCCCCACGAAGCTTGTTTCGCAGCGGAAAGATAATGACCGGCACGACAACCCTTTAGTTCAGGGCTTCAACCTGCATTTCTTGCACCTGGATTGTGCCAGCAGTGCCAGATTGCAGAACCTGCACCGATACAATGTTTGCAGCAGTGAGGTCCAGCGCTGCAGAGGCAGCCGCACCCGCAGTGGGAATCAAGATAGGGTTGAGCGTGCCAGCGGTAATCAGCAGACCGTCCGCAATTGCCCAGCCTGTCGCCTGCAACGTGCCGGCAGTGCCCGTTGTCAGACAGCGGATAGTAAACTCAGCGAAGATGCACTTCGTAACGCTGGCCTGCAAGGCGACAGGGGTACCGGCCACGCATATCAGGGTACCGTTCGCGTCAGCGCCCGTTCCCCAATGGAGGTTAAACGAAAAGTTGCCAGGGGTTCCAGCAAGCACCACCTTCAACCACAAGCTGATTTTGATTTTCTTGCCGGGGCGATTGAAATACTGCCCGCCTAGCACCGGAAACGCGGAAGCGGGGTAAAGCGCCTTCGCTGTTGCCGCCATCGTGACCGCAGCGATATCGGTGACAATGTGGGGCTCTCGCGTGTCGAGGTAAAAAATGCCGTCAGACATGGTGTTTGCGTCCTTGATGTAAGAGAATTAAACCGGGTCGGCAATTTCGATATCCCATGCAGGGAAATTCACCGTATTGGAACCGTTGGCTGTAAGTGCCTGTGAGGTGCACGTAGTTACGTACAACAGCGTCGTATCAGAGACACGAACAAGAGCAACATGCGTCGCTGTACCGCTGAAGTCGATAAGTACACCGGACTTAGCGGCTACGGTTGTCTTTCGGCCGCTCGTATCACCGTTCGACTTAGTGAAGTCGCCACCTGCCATTGTAACGTCCGCAAGGGCGAAAGTAGCGTTCGCTTCGGCATACGTTGTGGGCTGAGCGCTACACGCAAGCATCCGCGTAGCAGTAGCAACCACATCCAAAGCCGCGTCCATGATTATGTCGTTAGCTGACTTTGACATGATTAGGAAACCTTACTATCAACGACGCCAAGAAAAGAGCCGTGCACGTTCAAGTCCACTGTTGGAGCGCCTGGCGCAGCTTTGACTTCCTCACCTTCAACAGCAGCCCAGCCATTGTCAATGAAACGCTGCCCGTCGATGTCAGTCAACGTACAAACGTCGCCATTTTCAAAGAGGCGCGTACCGTCCTTGAAAGAAGTTAAACAAAAGATTCGCATTATCACCCCGCTTGTTGACGATTATCGCTGCGTATGTTAACAGCGATAATCTGTGATCAGTGTTATTTTTTGGCTACCGGGCGAGTACCTCCCAATTTCGTACCAGCATTAGTTGCCAACTGCTCAGCCTTTTTCTTGTCTTCTTTGTAGATACGGTTTTGTTCAGTAATGTTCCAGTTCTCATTACTCCACGGGTTTGGCCCGCCAACACCATTTCCACCGCCGCTATTCCCTCGCCCACCACCCCCAGCGGAGGCAGGCCACCAGTGAGGACGTTTTGCTTGCATATCACCTAGCCAAGATGCAACATCCAAACCTGGCGTAAACCCAACCTTGTCTTTGACGCTAACCACACCTTCCGCGTTAACTTCCATCACGCGGTCAGCATACATGATTGCGTCTTCAACAGCTTCAGGCAACATCTTCATCTTGACAGCGGCTGCACGAACATCGTCTTCGACCAAACGCTTTTTGTCACGAGTGCTAAACTCTTCGACTTGAACTTTGAATGTATCACGTTCTTGCGTGACAGTCTGAAGTTGCCGCTCAAGAGGTGCAGTCTTGGTTTTGATTCTGCTTTCAACGATCGTTTCAATCGCTTTATCGTCAAGCTTACCGCCAGCTGCAAGTTCGAGTTCGGCGATGCGATCAAGCTTAGAAAGAACCTCCGCGGGGTCCATGTCTTTAAACGCTTCGAGCTTGCCGTACTTTTGTTCAGTATCACGAAGTTTGATTCGAAATGAACCATTTTCTGTTCGAAGAGCTTTGACACCAGGGAGAGGATCGATAGACCCTTCAATGCCAAGAACAAATTGAACCTTTGCAGGGTCTTTTGGGTCCTTGGTTTCGACGTAGTGTTCACGAAACACTTCATCAACATCATCAAGGCTTGCGATCACAGTCTTCAGTGCCATTACAGTTCTCCATTTATGCTGCCATGCAGCGTTACATCAAGGCCCACGCCTCGAATTCAAAAATGCGCTATAGTCAAGATTAGCCGACTTGAAAGCGTCTTTATACTTGACAGCAAGTTGCGCAAGAGTTAATTCTGTTCCATTCACAGCGGTGTATTTGTCCAGAGTTAATCCACCACGGAACAGTTTAGCTTTAGTGATTCCAAGAATTTCATTCTGAAAAGAATGTGGTTGAGCGCGAAGCCATGCATCATATGTTGTAGAAGCAGGTACACGGCCAATCAAATTCTTTAAGCTTTTCTTTTCAAATGAATCAAATTTGCCTCGAATTCCAAAAGGCAGTTCGCTTCTTTTATCTACTTGCGGCAAACCTTGTTCTTCTGTGAACTCATCTAATAGTAATGCCCTACTAGCTGCATTAGCAGGTCTTGATCCCAACACACTATCATTGAAGACTGCAACACGTATAGATCTGCAACCCATATGAATAGGAGGGCGAGGACCTTTACCTACCTGAAACCGTTTACCATCAAGACCACGACAAACAGGTGTTGTTCTAGCATCAAGTGTGGCTACAAATACCTCTGCCTCAATGATGTCTGAATTAAGTTCAAAAAATTCAGCTCTTACACTATTAGCCACATGCTGAACAGCAGTGCGAACAATCGTATCAACTTGACGCCGCGATTGTTCAGTCATACCATCACGGCCGTCGAGTAAACCTGTTCCAACGACACGTTTTGCAATTACATTTGATCCTTCCCCTGCTATCATACCCATTTGGATGGCAGCATGTATTCTTCGAAGATCGTCCGCCTTCATAGTTTCAGCCCATTCTTTCAACAGGCGTCCTTCGAATGGGCGTGAAAGTGCAATACCTTTTAATTGTATAGCAGGAGGAATAACAGTCTCGATAATTACAGGAGCGCTCAACACAAACATATTTTGAGTAAACAGGGGTTCTTGATAAGCAAGATCCTCCATTTGATTCAAAAGAAAGTCCGTTGCGTCAGACCATGCTTTTTCTCGAAGCAATTCAACAGTTCGTTGAATTGACTGTAAACGCTTTACTTCCGCTGGTGTCTGCAATCCAGTTGAACGTAGTTTGTCACGGATTGTAGATGCAATGCTTTCTTCTGTTCTATCAAGCATCGCAACGATTTTATTTCGCACTGATCCACTATACCTCAACAAGTATATTTGATGGCGAATAAAGGCGTCCCGTAGGGCGTTGTTCGCTGTAGTGGGCATTGGGATGCAGTGCTACAGCGTTATGTGCTTGCCGGGCCCTTTGCACCGCTTGCCGGGGGTGCGGGTGGGGGTGGAATTACGTCGCCTTTAGGGTCCAATCCTAGCTGCGCATTCGTTTTTGCTCTGCCTGCGTCCTCTTCAACAATTTTATTTATTTCTTCTTCAAACGTCATTCCAGTAAGACCGCGGTCAACAGCCAAGGAATGAATTGACTCAAGAGACAACGGAGCACCCATTGAACGCGCAGACATGAGTTCAACAAACGCACGGCTATCAATGACAAAATCAGCAAATTCTAGGTTTGGAATGACCTTGACTTGATCTGAATCAAGACCCATCCACTCAGCGCAGGCTTTTAGAATTCGCTCAAGACCTGCGGCACCAGTCAAAGCAATCTGGTTTAATGTTGCAGTCTGCGCAGCAAGTCTTGTCTGTAATGCATCCCCTGATTCTTGTTTACCGGCAGCAGGTGCAATCAATTGTCCTGACTTCGCTTGTGCTTTCTTTGTGTCATTTTCGATAGCAATACGTTGCTCAGACAAACCGTTGGCAGTTACACCAACATATTTAGCGTCGCCTCCTAGATTAACGTCAAGCCTAGCACCTGCGCCAACACGAACAGTTCCGTCTGTTTGTGGGTTTTCAATCAATCCACCAATCACAACGAGTGTGTCTTGGCTTTGCATGAACAAAGAATGGCGGTAATCTGCTTCACCACGATAAATAGAAAGTGAAAGATGTGCAAGCCCGAGTAAGGGCGGATTATCTGGTGTAGGAATAATGTCTTTGCTATTTACAAACACGAATGGAATTTTATCTAGAGTCTTTCCACGAATGTTTGGAGCTTGCAATTGTGAAGGATCAATCTCGTTTCCGTCCTTGACGTAAAAGACACCGGTCTCATATACGTCACCTTCAACTTCTTGTCCATCAATCTTATTTTGCTGAGGACCTAGCATCAGCACGCGATATTTTTCTCGCTGTACCCATTGAAAATCCGAACTGCGCTCAAAAGAACTTTCATTCAAAATAACAAGATTTATCTCATTGACGCCTTGTTTGTCATTGCTATCATCCCAATTCACAAGTGCCTCGGCAACGTACATCGCAATATACGGCATAGGGTTCGCAGGATCTGGATTTTGTGGCAAGTCGAGCAACAAACCAACTCGGCCTGAGACAAGTTGTTGTTCGTTAATTCTTCGGAGTAACTGTAGAAGAGTTTCTTTATCGATACTTGCTTTTTCAAGCAAAAACTTCATAGCTTCAGGAAGTTCGAAAGTTGCAGGTTTTTGATGCAAAAGCCCAACGTAGGCTTCAACCGCATCGCTGACAAAATCAGGAAAAATTGCTCGTGTCTTATATGCCTCGTACGCAATCTCACCTGTCTTGCCTGTAGTACCTTGCCCGTCTAAAATCTGTCCTGGGGTAGCAGGTAGATAACGGGTCCCTTCCTTTTTTACGATACGCTGGCCCGCATAAGTGTGGCGCATCGTTCTCCAATCTACAATAAAACTATCGTAGTGTGGATGAGTGGAATTCAAAGCCATTATGTACCCTTCGTGCTACCTATAGTAGCGCCTAGACCAGACTCAAGAACTTCGTAGCGGGTTTCATCACCAATGTGATCTTCCGCGTCAGTGTCAACATCATCAGGATCTTCTTCATCACGAGGAAGTGTTGGAAAAAGATCAAGAAAATAGAAACAAGTATCGAAAACAAATAACCCGGATTTTTCACGAGGGATACGGACTTTTTCACCGTCTTCTTTTGTAGCGTACTGTGGCAATGCGGCAGCTAGATACTCTCGAATTTTTTCCCAACCTGCTTTGCGGCTTCCGGCTGTTTTATCCGATCTAACCCAAGTAACTCCATTAGGATGCAGAGTGCCATCTTTTAACCTTACAGCTTTAGCCATATCAGCTGCGATGCTATTGCCGTTTTCAGTATCCCAGATGCTATTATCAGCAGGGCCAGGCTTGACCCGTCCATGGATGCCAAGCTTGATTTCGCGCTCGATTATACCAGCTGCAACTTTGCTGGCAAGCATTATGAGACCTTGATTAGTCTTTCCGTTTGTTCCGTACCATTCTGCAATACGAAACAGATCCCCACGAACAGTGCTGCGCCAAGTTCCATCGCGAAGTTTAACACTGCTTCCATCTGACTTAGCCCACCAACCTACACTAAAAGGTTTACTTGAACCCCAGTCAAAAGATCGATTGATTCTCCAACTATGCGGAATCTCAAATGGCGAGACCTTGTGGTGAAATGAATCCCATACATCGTCAAACATTCCACCAGCTACAATATCCCAGTCGCCCATCAACCAAGCCTTGCGCTTGTTAACATCAGTGATAGTTTCTAGTTCTGCGATGTACTCAGGTGCAAGATAGATATTTTCTTTGTAAGACCCAAAAAGATGAACTTGAGTCTTAACCACATCTTCCCGTTTCTGTGTCTTCGGATTAAATACGTTTACAGTGCGCTTCACTATAGTTCCCATCGGTGCGACGTTGATAAATCGTTTCTTGACCCAATTGTGTCCTACACCGTGTGGATTACAGGTCGCAAAAACTTCCAATGGAATCTCAGGAAGATAATTGATTACATCTGTCTTATTGTCAATTATTGGGTAATCTTCTGGACGAAATGAACTACGATTACAAGACATCATAGCATCAAATAAGATGTCAGTAGGAAACTTTGTTAGTTCGTTCCATCCAATGAAAGGAAATTCTTGACCATGGTATCCCCAATAGTCTGTATCTTTTTTGATAGCACGAAATAGCAGTTGTTCACCATTAGGCCATACCCATCTGTAATCAGATTTACTACTGAGAAAACGTGCATCACCTTTTGTGTTACCTACTTCTTTGATTTCGGGAAACCAACGCATAGACTTGGCGACCAAGTCATCAAGGTTTTTGTATTCACGATCAAAGATGATGCCACGCCAATGGGCACCATAGCCCTGCCCGACATTGCGTCGGAAACGAATTAGTTGAGCGTCAGTTTTGCCAGGGCCGCGCGTACCATGATATATGATTACGTGGGCCGGACAACTAAGGGCGAGAGTCTGAGAACCAGCAAGAGGCTTCCAGGCAATTCTAGGTTCGAGCATCTGCCACCAGCTTCGCTTGGCTGGCTTGCGCGACGGCTTCCCAATCGCTGATATTGGCAATCGCTGGAACCATCAACACGCCACCCTTGTGAGTGTTGTCAGTCTGAATCTTAGTAGGCGCATCCATACCAAGAATCACTGCAAGCTTTGCAGCCGCAGAAACTCGAGCACTACCTGTACTCGATGAATCGTGTGCTTCTTTCATAAGCACTGCCCGAACTCGTTGCTTATCATACTCGTCGATGCTTTTTTCATCAACTTTCTGGTGCTTCATGAATTCGATACGTTTCTGCACATACGATTCTTGCATGAACTTAACAGCGTAGTCCTTTGCAAAGGATTGCTGAAATCCACATCGTTGCGCAGCCTTGACTGGGTCGTAATCAACAAGGTATTCGTTGACGTACAGATCACGTAGCTCACGCTCGCGCGCAGTGAGCTCGGGCTCCATCATAGCCCATGTCCATTGATCTGAATCAGCAGAGCTCATGCTCATACCCCGTGTTGATAACCCCGTTTACTTGGCCTATATTATACGAGCAGGTTATCAACGGCTTTCTGATAACTCTGCTCACTTAGTTTTGAATTGTGGTTCTTGGCCAAGCTGAGAGCAGACTTCGGGCATTGCTAGCTTCTGTTTCAGAGTTTCCGCTACATATTCCATGAGCTTGCAATGCAGTAGCCAATACGCTCCCGAGGGCGCTGGCATCACTTCTGCAGGTGGTGAGGGAATCTTGAGCGGCGCTGGCACCACTGGCAAACCCTGCAATTTGGTCGCGCACGAGATTAGAAGTGGCAGTAGCATCAGCAAGCCGACGATTGTTTCTCGATTTTTCAATTTGAAGATCCTGCTGAGCTTTATCTTTGATGTCTTGCATTGTATCGCTCTGCGACTTGATGAGCTTGTTTGCATCAGCCAAATCTTTCGCAGCATCAACTTGAAGTTGGAGTATAACGAGATCTGAGCGTTTTTTGTCATCATCGACTCCATTTGAATGACCAATAAAATAGCTGCCTATGCTAGCCACAGAAGCCAGTGCACCTGCGATTGCAAGCATCTTGATGCTAACTATGGAACCAACAACTGGAATCATGCTAAATCTCCGTTTTGAATTTCAATCGTTACTTGCTCCATCCGCATCTTTGCGCCGTTGATCTTTTCAAACAACAAGTTGAAAGCAACGCGAGAAGCGCCTACACCTTTAGATAGACGCTCAATTCCAGGTAAGAGGCAACCGTCGGTATCTTCTGAAGTATTACCTGGGTGAATCCGAATTCCTTCGAAATTTGGTACGTTGATGAGCAAGGGTAGCATACGCTGAAATCTATTGCTAAACGTCACATAGACATCATAGGTACCTGCAGGTATGGCAGTTTTGCCATGAATTTTTTCAGAACCTTCAGACCTAACTGTGTCTTCACAAACCCAGCATTGAAACTTTCCATCAACTGACAATTCCCCAATCGTAACATCGTTATCAAACTGCACACGTTTGAGAAATAGTTTCACATCATCCCCTGATGTAAAATGGAAAATACACTGTTGTATGGATGGGCCAAAATGCGTGAATAGGATTGCAAGAGTACACTAATGAAGTTGTCATAATTGCTTGGCCAGGTGCTGCATTAGATGGTATCGTGAAGCTAACACGTAACCGTCCAGGCGTGGCTGTTTCGATGTTTGTGATGGCTTCAGCTGTAGCAGATGACACGCCTTCCATCTCATGACGCACCCCCGCTGCGTCATTGATAGTGCGTGTGTATTGCGCTGAGCATTTTCTTTTAATGTCGCGTTGAACGATGACATCAATGACAATTCGTTCCCCCGGTAATGCATTCGCCGGTAAAGTCTCTACAACTCTAAATGGTGTTTCACGGTCAAGAAGCCAAACTGTAATCTGTGCCGCACAGACAGCAAGAACAAGCAGCGGAAGCCAAAATGCATGGGCAAGGACCAGCGTGATTTTATTTGTCACCGCATTGCCTGCACGATTTTCTTCAATGCATCCCAGCCCATGGAGACCCCAATAATGACGGCTGCTATCCATGTTGCCCATACCTTGATTGTTGACCAAAGCCAAACCGCTCGGTCATCTGCTTGAAGTAGCATTCGAAGACGCCTAAGCTCATCATCAGATAAGGGTTCTTGATCGTCTTCCTGATTGCTCACTTGTATGGCATGTTGATTGACCAAGAATTGGTCATTGGCGCGAGTATAACGGTTATCAATATGCCATCTGTACCGGTTTCATATGCGTGGAATTTCACCCGCTATCATTTTGTAGTACACCCATTGGTAAAACCAGATTCGAAACGTAGCTTCATCGAACTGCACTCGAATCGCGCTTAATCTGCCTCCCGGCAAAGGTGCACTGCCAAGAGTAACACAAGTCCATTTTTGATTGCTTTGCCGAAACAAAAGAACAGGATGTTCATTGTTTCGTTTAGCTGCTTCTGTACATTGCAACCACCATTGATTGATATGCAATGTTTCATGACGTTTGATTTCAATCGCCATTCCAAACACGCCAGTAAGATCAGATCCACCCACTGCAGATTGTTGCTGGTTGCGTTGAATGCAATCTCGAGCCCCACTAACCACACTATCATCCCAAGACTGCGCTGCAATCACAGTGTTAATGATTTCGTTCAACATGCGAACAACTTCACGTTCAGCGTTGAATCCTTTTTGTCTGATGTTTACCATTACGACATCTCTCGAACGGGTTTGGATAATTGAACTCGCAGGTGATCATAGTTCATAACGCTATGCGCCAAATATAGTTTCTGAAAACGTGAAATCCTACCTGTGCAAAATTCACAACTGCGGATCACACCTTTGTAAACTTCAACAGCCTCAAATGTTGAACTAAGACAGTTCTTACATTGCATTTTCATGTTTTGCCGCCGGGTAGAGTTTAGACCTAGGTAGGCGTGTATAGTAACGCGCCATGTGCACTGACATTTGATATTTTACAGCTAGCTCTGGACAACTAGCGCCAGCAAGACGCTCCTTAAGCATCTGAGCTTTTTGAACACGAAGCTGTTCAATCTTGATGTTGTACGCCTGTTTTTTGATTGTTCTTTTGATATCTGATTTTGCAGCGTTCCACATCTTAAGACTGATTTCGTATGTCGTTTCACGATGCCCGATAGGACAACTGCGTGATCTACGGTTTACGAACTCATCATGGACTGTTCTTGTCTCCATGACTTTGTGAAGAGTTCTACCGCACTTGCTGCAACGCATCTATTCTCATTTCAGAATGTACGTTTGATCTGTTTAGGATTGCATTTCTTGCCAGCGAATCATTGTGTCGATGGCTTCTTTAACATCTTTTTTGATGTCTTTGCCTGCCCCCACGACCACCCGCAACAAGCAGTTTCTTGACTGCGTGTTGAATACAAGGATCTGTGACGTTAAAAAGTTGAAGCACGTGATATACATCAATATAATTCAAACCTTGAACAGACTTGAAATAGTGGTTGTGTTCACGATCCATTTAATCCTCCAACATGCTGTCTTGAGGTTTCTTGGACAGACGCTTGATTTCATCAACAAGACGTTTGTCTCGTTCTTTGAGCATCACAACCATTGCTTTGTGATACTCGGACTTCTGCGCCTGCTCGAGCCCTTCACGACGGCATTCTTCCAAAGCAGCGATTGCCAGCTGCAATGCAGTAGGCTTCTGCATACGCTTCCAGAAACGGGGAGGATGTTGCGCCATGTGTGCGTCAAGAATGGTACCTGTCATTTCTATCTCCTGTGGTGAAAAAAAACCCGCGGCGTTATGGTGCAACTGTATCGACGGAAGAACTCAACGCCGGCCACGGGTTTGAAAATCATTTTGCGGCCAATACAAGATACTTTGAAGGGCGAGTTGCAGCGACGTACATCATACGCGCTCGGTCGCGTGACTGGTAGATGCTCGTCCAGTCACAGAATGCGACATCATAAGTTGAACCCTGACTTTTGTGAACTGTACATGCATAGCTGTGTCGTAGCGGGGCAAGCAAGTTTAACGGACGGCGTTTATCGATAACAGCTTTTACTTCCGCATGACGATTTTCACGGCGAAGTTCCCATACTTTGTTTGTCAGTTCTTTGTGAACTGTTATCGCTTGTTGTTCATCGAAAGCAACGGGCAAGATATATTCTGCACTAGCAGCCTTGGATTTATCGCCACGAACAACACCTACATTGTAGATAACCACACCTTCAGAAGGCTCAGCTAGTTGACAGCTAACTACTGTCAGCATTTCCCCATTGTAAAGCATTTCTTGCTCTTCTTGGCCTTCACGGCTTTTGCCTGTTCCGGGCAATTCAAAAGTTTCGTTGACGATTACTTTCTCGCCAATACCGAAGAATGGAGCATCAGGAAACAATGCCTTGTGCATCACAGCGTTGTGGTTATTCACGTCCATATTGGTGAACGCAACAATCCGTGTATCTAAGCCCTTACTGAGAGCGCTCAACGCCCAATCATGTAAGTTGTGCAGTTTAGTGAATGTGAGCGCCGGGTCGTCTTCTTTGAATTGACGCAAGTCTCCAAGAAGAAACATTTCCTTATTTTCAATGCGTTCACGCAAAAATGTAGCTACTTTAATGATAGCTCCATCATAACGAACGATTTCAGTCAACAAGAATTTACGCTCTACTTTGAAGGCGTTTGAGATTTCTTCATTGATTGGTGGTAGTTGTGCAGGATCTCCGACGTATAGGAGGCGACATCTTTTTGATCTAAGATCCACGTCTGATTCATTGTCGACCATTGATCCTTCATCGCAGATGATAAGGTCTGGAGTTTCTTGGCCCTTTCCGCGGCTTTTGATTGTTTCACCATCGTCATTCTTTTTGATGCGCTTGCCTAAGAAGCGTGCGATAGTCATAAATTCAACGTCGAGATCTCCGCATTTGCTACGAAGAACATCGACAGCTTTGTTAGTAGGCGCGATAACTACTATACGCCAATTTTTGTACTTCTTAAGAAGCTGGGCAATCCAGTAGCCCATAAGCCATGTTTTGCCTGTACCCGCATAGCCTTGAAGACACGCAACTAACTCTTTAGAGTCAATCCAGTCATTCAAAAATTCAATTGCTAAAGCTTGTTGTTCTGTAACTTTCACATCACACTCCAGTTGCCTAGCAGCAATTATAACTGGAATCTATTGTGAAGGACAAACATGATTTGAAGCAACTCACATCGTGTTTTCGTTGACTGCAGGTAAGTCTTTGAACAAACTGCCTGCTGGAATTTCACAGCAGAAGTCTGTCTTCAAAGGTGCAAAGGCCAGATTGAAATTTTGCAATTCAATTGCGATGATCAAATAAATAGGAATGAGTTGCATGTAAATGAGCGGGTATATGCCCACGACCCGCTCGCCTTCTTAAGGTAATCCGGTGAGCCTTGACCATAAAAGAAGACTGTTTGCACGTTTACGTCCGGTTTTTCAGTCGCCACCTGGGGCCGGCCCCCGTGTCCCACACTACATGCTCAGAGTCCTACAGAAGTCACCTTACGGCAAACTGCGCAGGGGCAATGTAGTGCAGACTAGCTTGCAGTGTAGCACAGGGCTAACCGATCATAATACGAACCAAGCACGCTTTACCCATTCAGTCTTTTTATCGTCAAGCTCTTGATGAAAGTAATCAGGCGCTTCTTTCACCAGCGATCGCAAAGTTTGAATCATCTCAGCCAACACTTCAATCTCAGAAGTGTTGAAGACCTCTTTGCGATCAGAACGAATGCATGGACCATCGTAGAACAACATGTCAAATCTCCTCGAAGTAGAGCAACCCAATACGATCGTCATCACCGTCAGTGAAGCGTTTAACCGCGGCAAGGTACGTATCGAAAATTTCCACTCCGAGCTTTTTCCAGAGTACAGTGTCCTCAGCCCGAACTCGTAGAATAGTTCCCATGCTCGAAACAATGTATTGAAAATGCATTGTCTCGCTAGACTTGCGTTCTTGTGTTAACCACATGTCTTCAGTCTCGATGTCACTCATTACAAACCCTCCTGTTGAGTAGCGCTTTTTATCTATCAAGAAGCTTTCTTGTTGCTTTGTAGAAGGTTTCTTTTGCTGCCAGAAGTTGCATATTTGCGTCACAAAGTTCATTGCGCAGGTCTCCTATTGGTGTCGCGTTGATGAGGAAGGCCTTTTGTTCTTGGCGCTTTCAAGAGTCTTGTTCAATACCAAGACATACACTTGAATAGTTTCTTGATCGCGTTCAAATTCTCTAGACATTTTACGTCTCCTGTTTCAGGTGGTGAAATAATGAGCAGTTTCTCGGCGTGCTCAGGCCCTATCCCAATTAGTTTGTGAGGCGAATGACAATTAAACTTACAGATTAGCTGTTAAGCCGGGTCATGCTCGGCAATGTCCGGCAATGACAAGGTCTGTGCGTTGCGCATCCACACAGCTAAGGCTTCTAGTTCATCAGCAGTAAACTTCCCGCCGATTGTTGCTTCGCTTCCAGTTATCGTGATGAAATACCCAAGCTGGCAGTACAAAACCGTGTCGCTGAAAAGTGTTTCACCTACTGTACCTTGAGGGAATCTCTCTGCAAGGATTTTGTTTGAGGTTTCGATATCCATTCTCATTCTCCAGTTGTTTGGCCATTAGCGGCCTCTAAAATTGCAGCGATAACCCAGTCGTCGGGCATCCAATGTGGCAAATATGTCACTTTCTTATGTGACTTTGCCAAAGCTATTGCTTCTTCTTTTGTGAAGACTTTCTTTTTAGGTGCTTGTAAAACATATTTGTCCAAATCAGCACGCTGCCAAGTGCCCATTGAAATCTCCCGTTTGTTGCGTCATAAACGCGGTCGAAAAAAGCAAGAAGCTTTTCCTCAAATAGATAGAGTGTAAAAAGTGCACCCCATCCTATGCATATGCCTGCCCAGAGCCAGAGTAGTTTTTCCATTGCTGTAATGTAGCACGTATTGTTTAAGATGGACTTTTGCTGATATGTAAAATGTAAAGTGTGCACTAACTTCCACTTTACAGGAGATTAACCCTATCTGGCAGAGTAACAGTGCTTTATAAAAAGGACCAGTAAAGACATGATGGCAAACGTAAAAATGGGGGCCGATTTTATGGTGGAGGATCGGTAAACAAGTACCCTCTTGCCGGGGTGGGTACCTATATTATATAGTATATCTGCTAGTATTGTTGCCTAATAAACAGGCATAATATTTTAGTATGTGCTCCATTATTGTTTTATACTAGTAAGTAGTTTTACTTACTATGTGCACAAGTTATGCACAAGCTACGCACAGAGGGTTTGTACAGATGTATTTAAGTACATTAGTATAAACCCTCATAGTGTTAACACTACTGTATGTATAACATGTAGATAAGTTAAACACCAGTTATGCACAGAGGGTTAACACTCATAGTATAAACCCTCATAGTGTTTATACTATGTGCATAAGTAATTGCTTGCCGGAACTATGCTTCCGGGTAAAAGTACTTATTAAATTTGTATAAAAACAACATCTGCATAAACTATACTATTAATATACGCAGCGTGTGTTGTTGCGTATAAACAACGGAGTTAAACATGCAATACAACATGCAAAGCACGCTAGAATTGCTGCAAAACAGCAATGCAGAAAGTGTGTGCGGACTTATTGCGGACGCACTGCACAACAACTTAGACGGTTGGGAAAACGCAACACAGCGTGAGCAAATTGTTGCGTTTTGCACACAGCACGCACAAAGCGCAGACAGCGTTATTGCTGCGCTGCAACAACAAAAGCTTACGCGCGCAGTGCAGCAATTTTTAGCTGAAATTGCAGCGCAAGCTTTTGACGAAACGTGCAACAACTTGCTTAAAATGTAAACAGGGGAAAAACAAATGCAAAAGGAAGCGTAAAAACAACGCAGCGTGGCGTAAAAACGACGCGCAAAAAAACGCGCGATTGCGCTTGCATGGATGTAACATGCACGGAATGCGGCTTTGCTACGCAGAAGGGAGTGTGGGCGATCCACAACCCGCCCCGCTGTAAGCGCTTACTTCTTTTAAGGGCAAAAGAAAGTCCGCCTTAGCGGACTTTCTGCTTTTACTTGCGTCCTAACGCGCGCAACAACTTTGCAAGCAAGGAGGACGCTGCGCGCTTACGTACAAAGCGCGCGGGCAAATTCCATGCCCGAATCATGCTACTTGCATTGCAAGCGCACGTTTTTGCGCTTTGGTCAGTTTGGGTTCAGGCAGGGGGTTTTCCACCGGAATTACAGCAGCGTCCAAAACGGAGTCCGTACCAACTTGGTCCCCCGGCGTTGCATCAACTTCCGGCAGGGCAGTAGGCGCAGGAACAGGCGCAGACTGCCAGCGCTTGTAAACAACTTGAAATTGCGTCCGGCACGTTGCAGGATTGTAGCCCTTGTCTTCCCCCAGCTCAATTGCTTCCTTACGCGGCAGGATTGCAAGACTGCGTTCCGCGGCAACGCTGGCCCAAAGCGCGTGCAACTGTTTGCATTTACCAATTTGTTCCATTTTGCTAACTCCTAATTTTGCGCTTAGCTGTGCGTG